TATCATTAAATGGGTCGGTGGTAAAACACAGATTCTTGATACCGTTCTTAAATCATTCCCTAGGGAAATAGAAAACTACCACGAACTATTCGTGGGTGGTGGGAGCGTTCTTTTTGGGTTACTTGCGAGTAAAGATATTACGGTAAAAGGTAAAGTGTATGCGTACGATAAAAATCAAAAATTAATCAACATGTATAGACAAATCCAAACCAACCCCGAGGAAGTACACGACCATTTACTCGAACTCTTTACCACATACGATACTCGAACCGGTACGGAAATATATCGTAAACCGGAAACTGAAGAGGAAGGTTTAACATCGAAGGAAAGTTACTATTATTGGATACGTAAAAGGTATAATGAATTGGTACCCACTACACCTACACACGCGGCAACACTAATTTTTCTAAACAAAACGTGTTTTAGAGGTGTGTATAGGGAAGGTCCTAACGGATTTAACGTACCATATGGACACTATAAAACGACACCGATAATAGTATCTTTAGACGAGTTAGTAAAAATACAAGACCTTATAAAAAATGTGGTTTTTAAATGGTGTGATTTTAGAGTTGCATTTACACAAACCGTAAACGAGGGTGATTTTATATATGCTGACCCACCATATGCACCGGAAAATGTTAAAAGTTTTGTGGGGTATACAAAAGACGGGTTTAATTTAGACGATCATACTGATTTGTTTAATTTATTAAAACATTCTAAAACTGATTTTGTGTTATCAAATGCGAAAGTCGATCTCGTAACGAGTAGTTTCGAAGGGTACGAGGTAAAAGATGTACCCGCGAGACGAGCGATACATAGCAAAGACCCATCATCTAAAACAACGGAGGTGCTCGTACATGGATATGTTCAAAAATAGGTTCCCATTCAACCTTGTATTTAGCCGGGAAATAAACAACTTTTTTCTTAGTATTGTTCGTGAGTGTTGTCTTACGCATAGATGCATTCTCACCTCTCACGAAAAAAAATCCAATACCTTCCTCGGACATGATCTCGTACGTGTCTTCATATCTCGAAGAGTTCCAAAAACACTCGTTTAACATGTAAGAAAAACGGAAGTCTGCATTTGGGTACCTCTTCGAGTACTGTTTCAGTTTATGTGACCCCAAACCAATCTTTTCGTCGGTAGTACCAGGACCAAGTTGGTGTTTCTTTTCAATAATGTGTACGTAATTGTCACACAAACGACGAAACATTCCGTCGGGTTTTAATTTTTTAACGTACTCCTTTTCACCTTTAAATTGTTCGAGATAGGCAATTGAATTATTTTGGTCTATATACACGTAGTCGTATCCATTAATCGAAATGACTTCACCATCTTCGAAATCGGATGTTTCATTCTCGAAGACTTTACCCCACTTATTCGTTTTTTCACCACCTTTACCGTTTTGTTTCATTTATGTATATTAAATTATGACAAATCCAATATCCTTAGGTTTAATTTCTTCGCTCATTTTCCAGTTCCAAAGATAATAGTGATTGTGTCCCGTACCTTCCATGAACTTGTGTTTACGAAGTTCTTCGTCGTCTACGCCTACGTTTAGGCAGTTGTATACGTCGAAACCGCGATTACGCGCCATGATTATCGCGTCTTTTAAACAGTTACCAACGTTATAGAACGTGTACGCTTGTTTTATGGTTTCACCACTCGGTTTATGTACGTAATCTAAACTATAAAACGTGGCGAATTGATCTTTTTCGTCGTTTAGGTACGTATATACGGTATCTTTACGAGGGAGAATCCAGTGTTTGACGTACGATTCGTCTATGTCGAGTGAAAGTTTAAACTGTTTTAAATGTTCGTGTAACATTTTTGTAACGCGGGGTATATCGCGTTCTGTCATTTCCCTAAACTGTGAAGTACCTAAAATACGGTACGCTTGTTCTCGCGCGTTGGAAAACCCTACACGGTTTAACTTTTTGACGTTTATGAGTCTGTGCCAATACTTGACTTTAGCGATGGGTGTAGGTATTCGTTTAACAATGGTAGATATACCGGACCATATGTTATTTAGATTCATACGCCGAACTTGTTCGGAAATAATAGTGGGTGTAAACTTTACATCCCTGATATTTTTGGATACGCATAGAAAGTTTGCTTGTAACATTTTAATATTTTTTTCATTTATACGAACGTTCACGGGTACCCCTGAATTGAAAACGGCGATTTCTCCTGTATCCGATTTACGTATAGCTATATTACACTCTTTTATATGATCCGGTGGTTGTGTTGCCCATTCGATGAGTTCTTTCGAATAGTGAAACTCGAAAAATTCGTCGCGAATATAGTTTTCTTTAAGAAATTCGTAGAGTTCATCTACAGTACACGAACTCCATTCGTACCCTTCGGGTAACGGGTTTTTTTCGTACCTAAGTTCTCTCAACGAATCAATTTCCCCATCTTTTTCATAAACAACTTTATCTTGAGGAACGGGTTGTTTATTCCAGAACTCGTGCATTGTTATACATAATAGACTTAAAGTTTTTAAGCTTACTTAGAATATAAACAATGTCTCTCGAACAAGATTACACAACCGTTCCCGGTCAACTTTACGCGTGTCTTTCGGTCGTTGGTCCAGAAGCGCCACAAAAAACGATAAGTTTGGTATCAAGATTAGAGGTGCATTTGCGACGCGTGATGAAGCGGCTTCACACGCGAAGCGTCTTCAAAAAGAAGATGCGACGTTTGATATTTACGTCGTTGATATGTATAAATGGTTGTTAATTCCACCGGATCCAGCTAAGATCGAAGACGTTCACTATACGAACGAAAAGCTCGAGGAACTCATGACGGGGTACAAAGAAAATCAAGCTTTGGCGGCAAAGATGTTTGCTGAACGTAAACGCGATATGATGGAAAATGGAACCAATACGTTCATTAAACCAGGTGATGAAAACTCCAAATATTATACGAAACCTGATGAACCACCAATTAGTCACCCAGCTGAAGTTCTCGAGCGTCTCCAAAAAGAAAAACCAGATGCTCCCATGGAAGAACTCGTCAAGGAGGCGGATAATATTGTCGCGGAAGAAATTGAAGAAAGAAGGAAGAAACGTGAATCCGAAGCAAAGGAAGATTCCACGGAAGCCCAGGATACGAAAGGTGAAGGTGAAGTCGAGGAAGGTGAAGAAGTAGAATCTAAATAAATAAATAATTAATTTTGTTATATAAATGTAAGTATGTTGAGTATTATATTGAACATAATCACCATTCTTATTGTTCTATTCATGTTTGGTTTATTTTTACGATTATACGAAGATCGAAAAAGTAAATCAGGTACAGAAAACGTGAGTGCCTCTGATGTCGCACAGGATATATTAAAGGACCCACTCGTTGTGAGTCGCGCGTATTTTACAGAACCTAAACTTGGGCCAATAGGTGATTTTGAGGGACAACAAACGTCATCGGAACACTTATGGATACGCGGTAAACCTATCCTGGTCGAAGAATAACGGGTTGCATGGTTTTACCCATGAAAAACCCTAACAAAAATGCTACAAAAATAATAATGTACCCCGTTTTATCTAAATTTGAAAAAATATCAACCTTTTCCGGTAAAGGTGGTTGATCGTAATAATGGTTTTGCGGAGGCGGAAAATAATACTGTTCGTTATTTTCCGGTTCTTCTTCTTTTTGGTCTTTTACGAATTCGTCTGGATTATATTCTATGGGAGTACCAACTTCAGCTTCCATTTATAAAAAATAAAACTATTTTTTTAAGCTTATTATTCCTCATCTTCATCTTCGTCGTCAACAACAAATCCTTTCAAATTACCATTTTCATCCACATCACTATCGTCATCTTCGAAATCGTCTTCATCGTCCGTTTCGAGAAGATCTACTTCGTCTTCACTATCGATATCAGATTCGGTTTCGTAATCGTCGTCTGAGTAATCGTCTTCTGGTATATCTTCGACTGGATCTAAACGTTCCGGAACTTTGGAAATACGTCCAGAACGCGTGCGTGTTCCTTGAGTTATTGTCATTATAATTAATGTATATGACTATTCTTTTAAATACGTTATTTTTTATTAAGAGTTTCATTTATTAAAACGAGTTCAAATTCGGCGTTTATTTGGTTCGCTAACGTATCTATTTCTTCTATAACACTCGTATCACTCGAAACCGTGTAAAGAGCGAGTTCACGTAAATTTTTGAGTGCGCGATCGAGTAACTTTTCTGAAATTTCTACATGTGTCTTATATTCTATAGCCATGTTCATATTTGCTAAGAATTCCCTGTATAAAACTTCGTTTAATCCTGAATAAGGGATGGTTTTGCGTATGAGTTCGGTTATATGGTCGGTTCCTGTATCTTTTTTAATTAAAGACGATGCTAAATATACCATAAAAACAACCAGTAATACAGCCAACATTCTATAAAGTACGTACAATTTTATCTGTGAGAATATGTGCACGACAATTACACTTACACGTTTGTTGTATTTGATTTTTTATAATGTTAAAAGATACGATTTCTTTACACGTATTACACTCATGTTTCGTGTTTACGGTGTATTTCTTAACACCCACTTTTTTGATAGAATCGATATGAAATGTTTCTTTTTGCACAATATACTTTTTTATAAACTTTTCGATAAGTTCATCCGGGTTGTGTACTTGACTTGGCTCCGGACTTTTCTTTTTGGGTACATAAGATTGAACTTTACCATCTTCGTAAAGAACGTCCGTTATCTTTTTGGGTAATTGGTGTCGTCTTCCTGAAAAATCTTTACAAAACCCGTAAAAACGACCTTTCATGGTTTCACAATTACAAAAACATTTTTGAGCTATGGTATCACCTATTATGTGAAACCATACGTGGTTTGAACTGTGTGCGCGCCGTAAATTTTCACAATACTTAGATGTTGTCGAAACGAGAAACTGATTTTTGTGTTTGAACATTTTTGTAACGGATGCAGTACTCTGACCTTCGATATATTTCCTTACAAAAGCTTCTACGAGTAGAAGAGCTTCTTGATTTTTAAATTCATTTTTAGTTTGTATATTCGTAAAAGAGCCTTCATTTTTCCTTGTAGTTCCTTCTACTGTAACTGGATCTGTACTCTGTGTACGTAAAGTCGCCATGTGTAACATATCAACAGAGGGTTTTTGATCTGTTTTCTGTAACATTGATAAAGGTCCGTGTTTATATACAAAAATGGGTAAATATTCACTCTGTGTTTCTTTACCTGAATTATTGCACGCGTCGCATCCCTGACCAGAACATGCTTCGTGTTTTGCTTTTTTGTGTGACCACGGCATACGAAATCCACTTCCCTTTGTATTACGCGAAGAGTTTCCATAGACTGAAATATCAACAATATCTTTCCAATCGCGCGATCCGTACGCTAAGTTTAGTGTGTTTATGACGTGTTCCCTTAGAGCCAAAGCCGACGATCTGTTCACTACGAACCCGTGCCAATTGATGTGTATTCCGGTTTTAATGAAGTGACCAATTGGTTTTGGTTCGGCGACGGATACTAAAGCGTCTTTACCCCCGAATTTGGAAACTTTATCACATATGACTTTACATATATCCTTAATTTGATCTAAGGTTAGTTCATCGTCGTCCTTATAATCGAGGTCCATGAAAAAGTTATAGTTTTCTGTTTTTTGTTCGACGATAAATATCTGTTCACCGGAATTGTATGCTTCTACACATTTAGTATAAAATTCATTCAATCTATCAAATGGCACAGAAAGGACACCACCGTCCATGAGCACATGTGATAGATCGGAGCTATGCGCAAAACCTTGGTTTTTACACCAAAGTTTAAACATGTTTACTTACCAATATTACGTTTTAATTTTTTATGTTCCTTATTCATCATCGTATTCGTGATGCCAAATGGATCTTCTATACGATACTTCTGGAAACTCTTGATCTTCTGATAAAGTTTTTTTTAGAACGAGGAGCTCGTAGACTTTATCTTCCTTGTGTAATTCCAAATAACGATCTGCGCGTTCTGGGGTATACGCGTGTCTTTCGATGAGAAGATCGCGTATTTGGGATAAAATGTAGGTTTTAGACTTCATTATTTAATAGAGAAGGTTTTTCTATCGAGAGAAGTCACACACGCGTAAAACTCTGGGTTGTTTAATACGTTTTTAACTATACGATCCCATTGTTTTTTGGTACTAAACTCAGCAAGTGTTTCGAAATTCATAAAATCGTTTTCGTCGTGTGTTCTTTTGATAGGTTGTTTTTGAACCTTGCGAAGGTTCATTTTTTGTTTTTCTTCGTTAAATTTTCGTATGAGTTCAACTTGGTCCTGTATGGTATAGTTTACAAAAAATATGAATACGTTGTATTCTAATTCAATACCCGGGGATTCCTTTACTGTAAATTTAAAATCCGTGTATTCCCCTCTTTTCAGGGAAACAACACCCCTGGTTTCTTCTTCGAGTTCTCTCAAAGCCGTTCTTAATGGATTTGGTATTTCTCTTCGCCTGCACCCTCCGGTGACGAAAATCCAATCTTTGAATCTTCGATCCCGGACGGTGAGAAAACGTGGTTTATCGCCTATAAATGTAACTGGTATGGCTATTGCTTTGTATTTCTTCATTGCTAATTAGCAAGTTATAATTGAATAAGATGATTATTCTGAAGATTCTTCTTCGGATTTTTCATCTTGGGTTTCTAAAACCTCTTCATTTTGTGTCTCTTCACTAACAATTGGTTTTGGTGCTGGTCTGGATAAGTGTGCCATGAGATTTCCGTAAAATCCCTTGACACCTTCCATTTCGGTTTTTGTTTTATTAAGTTCTCTGTACATGTATACTGTGGCAACAATACACATGAGCACGGCAACTATAGTAGCGGTATCGCGGTCGAATGTAAACATTATATATAAAATAACGAGCTAAGTTTTTAAGTTCT